CGTTTTCTGAGAAGAAAATCCTGCAGCTTCTGGATAAAGCATATCCTTGTGAAGACGAGGACGGCAATGTCCTTGGTGACGACGATGAGGACGAGGATGACTTCCCTATGAATAAGCCGTCAAATAAGGCCAAAAAGGGCGGTAAAAATACTTCGGTGGGAAAATCTACATCGAAGAAGAAAAAGCCGGTAGAAAACGACGAGGACGACGATTACGACGATGAGGACTGGGGCGAAGATGAAGATGATGATGCTCCAGACTATTCCGAAATGTCTGCAAAGGAGCTTTACAAACTTTGCAAAGAGCGTGACCTTGACGTTGAACCGAAGAAGCCTCAGAAGTATTACATCAAACAGCTTGAGGCTGCTGATCAGGCTGAGGACGACTGGGGCGACTCAGATGACGACGACGAATGGGAAGACGATGACGAGTAAGTAAAAGAGAGGAGGCAAAGAGCACTATGGTCGATTTACACCGCCACGATATGTTTAGTCGCTTTGATGGTTTTGGTAAGCCATCTGAATTGGCTAAGTTGGCAAAGGAGTTAGGACATAGTGCTCTTGCAACTTCTAATCATGGTAACACCAATGGGCTTGTGCAAACATACGATGCTTGTATGAGAGAAGGCATCAAGCCCATACTTGGTGTTGAAGGATATTTCTTACCGGTATATAAACCTCAGCAAAGAGGTTTCCACTTATGTCTGTTTGCAAAGGACTTGGTTGGTTATAGGAACCTGAATGCAATCCAGTTTGATGGTGAGAAGCAAAAGTATTACAATCCAATCTGGACATTCGAGCTTCTTGAAAAGTACCACGAAGGACTGATTTGCACAACAGCATGCATTGCAAGCTATTCCAGTCAGTGCATCCTGAAAGGCAAAGTGGATCAGGCGAAGAAGTATCTTGAGAAGTTGCAGAGCATTTTTGGTGAAGACTTGTATGTGGAAGTACAACCATACAAAGTGTCCGAGGTTGGAGCACAAGAGAAGATCAATGTTGGCATGATCCAGTTGGCTGATGAGTTAGGACTGAAGTGTGTTCTGACTTCTGATAGCCATAGAGGACGCAAAGAGGATTTTGATACGTATCTGAAAATGCACTTGATGGATGGTCACGATAGAGAGTGGGTTGAGGGTACTTACAAAGAGCGTTATATGCCAGCAATGTGGGAAATGGAAAAGCGGTTTGTTAAGATGCATGGCAAAGATTTCAATAATGCCAAAGCACTTGCAAAGCAGATGCATAACAATCTTGAGGAGCTGGAGGCAAAGGTTGAGGAAAACATCTTGGGCCAGTTGCCATTACAGTTGCCAAAGGTTGATAGTAACCTTGATAGTGAAAAGGAGATCGTTCGTCAGATAAAGGACGGATTGAAGAAGCGTGGTCAGTACACCAAGGAATACATCCAGAGGTGTAAAGAGGAGCTTGATGTTATAAAGACAAACGGCTTTATCGATTACTTCTTGATCGTTGCTGATTACGTAAACTGGGCAAAGAACAGAGGCATCTGTGTTGGTCCAGGTAGAGGTTCGGTGTGCAATTGTTTGGTTGCTTATGCAATGCACATTACTGATGTCGACAGTATCCGTTTCAATCTGGATTTCAGACGGTTTATGAGGTATGACAAAAAGGCTTTTCCAGATATTGATATGGACTTTGAAATGGATAGGCGAGGTGAAGTAATTGAGTATCTGATCAACAAGTATCCTGGCCAAAGTGCTCGAGTGTCCAGTTACGGTCTGTATCAAGTGGACAACACAATCAATGACCTTGCAAAGGTTTGTGGGCTTCCTACAGACAAGACAGTGGATGATCAGGAAGCCAAGGCACACAAAGAGACGATCCGTGAAATGAAAAAGGTCATCAACAAGTACAAGACGGAAGATGGCAGCATTGACAATGATGGCTTGTTATATGGTGAAGATGAAAGTCTTGTCTCAATGTGGAACAAAAAGTATGACAACATCATAATCCATTTTACAAAGCTGTTTGGCAAAGTACGTTTCATCGGTACACATGCTGCCGGTGTTATTCTTACTTCAGGTGACGTACTTCAGTACACCAGCATCAGGATGGACAAAGCTGGCAACCTTTACAGTACATTCAATCTGGAGGACTTAAACAGCATCAATATCATCAAGTTTGATTTGCTTGGTTTGAAGACCATGCAGAGTATTGGTGAATGTAGGAAGTTGGCCGGTAAGACAGAATTTGATATATCTGAAGTGGATGATCCAAAGCTGTTGGATGCATTCAGGGAAGGAAACACTTGCGGTATATTCCAGTTTGAAAAAGACACAGCAAAACGTATCTTGAGCGAGATCAACTGTGATTGCTTTGATGACGTGGTTGCTACTTGTGCGATGAACCGTCCTGGCCCATTGAGTATGGGCATGCCAGAACAGTATGCTGACAACAAAGCCAATCAGGATCAGATTGACAAACAAGACTTGCGATATCAGTACACCAAAGAGAGTTACGGTTCAGTTGTGTATCAGGAGCAGTTGCTTTTGATTTGTGTGTACATTGGTGGTCTTGAGTGGAATGAAGCAGACAGAGTATTGAAAGCAAACAAACACGGTTTCAAAGAAAAGACTGTTGCCATCTTGAATAAGTATGCTCAAGACAGTGGTGTGGACTTACACAAGAAGTTTGTCAAGAATGCAATGAAAAAGGGAATGACAAGAGAGACGGCTGAGGGTACTTGGGACAGCTTGCTTGTGTATTCATTCAACAAAGGTCACGCTGCTGGGTACTGCATCATCAGTATGGAGGAAATGTTCTACAAGATTTATTATCCAACGTACTTCTGGTATGCAAAGATCAAGTATGCAAGGACCGATCAGGAACGGGACGAGTTCTGCAACGAAGCAGTTGCTACTGACAATCTGGTGTTCTTGCCACACGTCAATTATAGTGGTGTAGGAACGTCCATCAGGAAAGTAGATGGCGAACTTGTGCTCCAAAAAGGTCTGGCAGAGATCAAGGGCATTGGAGAAAAGGCAGCACAGTTCATTTTGGATGAGCGAAAGAAGCATGGCATCTTTAGGGACTATGATGAGTTCTATGATCGGTGTGCTGGTAGAGTGGTAAACAAAAAGGTTCTGAACATTCTGTTTGAACAAGGAGCCATTGAGTTCAACAAAAAGCAGTACATCAAAAGGGTGACAGCTTATAACACAGCTCTTTATTCCAGAGCACAGAGGCGTTGACTTTTGGTCTGGATTAAAGTATAATACAACAGAGTGAGCAGTGTCTCAAAATCTGGAGAAAGGAGGAACGTTGATGAGAAGTAGGGCAGTAACAAGCCGAACGCAATTCGAAGGTATCCATTGTTGGCCTGAGGCTCCGGATGAAGTTTCGTTTTTGAGAAATCCACATCGTCATATCTTTGAGGTTGTTGCTGAAATTGAAGTGGAACACAACGATCGTGATCTTGAGTTCATCATGGTCAAACATCAGATAGATAAGCGACTGAGTTGTGAGTTGGACGATCATGGCGTATGGCAGATGGGAAGAACAAGCTGTGAAGATGTGGCTGAGATGCTTTTAGGTTTTCTTGAAGGCAAGTATCCCAACAGAGCAATTTTTGTATCAGTGCATGAAGATGGCGAGAACGGATGCACACTTGGTAACGTTTCACAGGGTGGTATGAGATGATGGATTTTGAACAATATCAGCACGATGCGTATGTTGCGATCCAAGGCCACGAGAACAACAAAGAAGAAGTGATGCATTGGGCTATTGGACTTGGTGAAGAAGCAGGCGAAGCTCTTTCAGTGATCAAACACAAGTATTACGGTGGTCATTATGACGTCGAAGACTTGGTTGGTGAGCTTGGTGATGTATTGTGGCACGTAGCTGCACTTTGTACAGCATCCGGATTGGATATGCAAGATGTGGCTGAGTACAATATGGCAAAGCTTCGTCATAGGTATCCAACAGGAAACTTTGATAACAACAGAAGCATCAATCGACACAATCTGGAAACAGATTTCAAACAATCTGAAGTCCGGGAACGGATTATGGAACAGATTAAAAGTAAAGTAAAGGAGAGATAACGATGAAGGAATTCAGAGTTGCACACATTGTTCCTGTCCAGCATTTGGCAGACACAGAGGATATGCAGTACCACATGTGTCTTGCTCATTTGGTTGGTAATGAGGAATACAGAAAACATTTTGCTAAGATGGCAGCAAACGGTCGTTTTGTTTTGATGGACAATGGAGCTGCAGAAGGAAGTCAGTTGCAGCCGGAACAGTTACTTGAGATGTACGAGCAGATCAATCCAACTGAGATTGTGTTACCGGATACATTATATGAGCCCGGCAGTACAATCCAGAAGAGTCGTAACTTTTTAGCACTGCTTGATGAAAGAGGACTTGGAGCCAAGTACAGAGTGATGGCAGTGCCTCAGGGACGTACGTTGGATGAATGGGCTGCTTGTGCAAGGGTATTTGTTAAGGATACGAGGATCAATTCTATCGGTGTTTCAAAGTTCCTGAATATTGGAACACATGACAGATATGTTCGTGTAAAGGCTTGCAACATTCTGGAGCAGTTGATCAAGGAGTACAACCGAGATACACTGGAAGTCCATTTGCTCGGTTGTGATGAAGGCCCACTGATCGTTAAGACAATTCAGGAAGCACATTCGTTTGTAAGAGGATGTGACAGTGCATTTGCATATCTTCAGGCTCAGGCCAAAGTTATGATGTCGTTGGAAAACGATAGCAGACCTGCAGGCACAATTGATTTCATCAATGGTGGTGCAGAGCCGGAGTTTGTTAAGTATATGAACAACTTTAATGAGTTTGCAGGAGCAAAAGAGAATGGCCTGAGTGCTACATGGAATTGATAACAGGCTCCGTAGGAAATACGGATTGAAGCCAACACAAAGAAAGGAGTCGGAAGACTTATGAAGAAGACTGAGAAAAATCTGTATCTGTTGTACATGCTGTTTGGAGGACTTTTGATCACAGCAAACTGCATCGCAAGTAAAGTGTGGAACACTGGCATACCTTTTATGGGTGGCACAATTACGTTGACCATTGGTGTCATCAGCTACCCGTTCACATTCCTGATCACTGATGTGATTGGAGAGTTGTGGGGCAAGAAAAAGGCAGGCCTTGCAGTGAAGTATGGTTTCATTGTTCAGGTGCTTTCCACAGCACTGATCATTGCTGCAAGATACTTCACACCGGTGGATGCAGGTGTACAGGATGCATACGTAACACTTCTTGGACAGCAGTGGGTGTTCGTACTTGCCAGTTTGACTGGATACCTTTGTAGCCAGAGTTGGGATGTAATGATGTTCCACAAGATTAGGGCGGCATACATCAAGAAACATGGAGACATCAAAGGTGGCAAGTGGCTGTGGAATAATGGCAGCACAATAACAAGCCAGGCAATCGATTCGATCATCTATGTAACAATTGCTTTCGGTTTTGGTTTCGGATGGTTATTTGATGCAGCCATGAGACCGGCAATGTTTGGAATGATCCTTGGACAGTGGTTATTCAAGGTGATCGTTGCACTGTGTGATACACCGTTCTTCTATCTGCTAACAAGAGGAAGCACTGCACAGATTGCAGAGGATGAAGAGTAAGTAAAAGTGCAGAAAATGCACATTTAGAACGGCTACAAAAATTTCTTATGGACCTGGGAAGTTGCAGAAAATGCGGAGAAAATAAGCAAAATATTTTTCCAAAACTGTTGACTTCCCATACCATAAGATGTATAATGTATTTGTAGTTAAGAGATAGGCAGTTGCCTAACAAGTAGTTCAGGAGGACAAAAGGATGAAAAACACATACGAATATTATTATCAGGAACTTCCAATGAGTAAAATCATTGCAGTAGAAAATGAAATTGAAAAAAGACTTTATGCAGAAGAATTAAAGCTTGCTACAGAGTGCAATCCAGGTGCAGCTTATATTACACTGAATATGAAAAACAGCAGTACATTATATGTTGCAAGGGCGCAGAAATGGAATGGTAAAAGCTACACAAAGCATATTCAGTTACTCAATAGCGATTTGGAAGTATTGGTTAGTAATGAGTATGAAGAGGATGAAGAATATCCACTGATGATGATTGCAGTAAAGATATTAAGATTATCAAGACAGTAACGACAGGCTGGCACAGGTTGCCAGCCTTGTCTGATGTAAGGAGGACGTAGGCGCATGCCAAAGACAGACAAGCAAAAGATAATTCAGTTATGCAACAACATCAATAAGAAGGACGGCGAAGGCTCCATTTACACGTTGGGCAGCAAACATGCCAATCTAAAAATCAATCGATGGTCAACCGGTATCGAAGACCTTGATGAGATCATTGGTGGTGGTATGCCAGAGGGTAGAGTGATCGAGATATTTGGAGCTGAGGGCTCAGGCAAGACGACTTTGCTATACCATTTGTGTTCGTTACATAACATGGCATTGGATATTCCGATTGAGGGAACATTCGATGCAGATAGGGCAAAGGTATTTGGTAACAGACCAAAACAGTTGTTAGTGTACAGAGCTCGTTATGGCGAAGATGCTTTTAACAAGACAGTGCAGTTTGCAAAAGCAGGCATGCCATTGATCGGTATTGATAGTGTGCCAAGTATGGTGCCAAAAGAGGATGCAGAAAAGGTTCTCAAGAGTGCAGACAGAGACAGCATCGAGGAACAAAGGATTGGCGGTACAGCACGATTGATGAACAAGTACTTGCCTACGGTTGAGGAGATAATCGAAGTCACAGGAACAACGGTGATCTTTATCAATCAGATTCGAGACAAGATGCAGGCTATGATGTTTGGTGAGAAGTTTGATACACCTGGTGGACATAAACTCAAGCATGCAGCAAGTATCCGGATTGCAGTAGCAAGACGAAGTTGGATTGAGATACCAAACAAGAACCCAAAGAACAGTGCATCCAATGAGAAGGTTGGGTTCATAATGAAATGCAAAGTAATGAAGTCAAAAGTCAGCAACCCAATGGGCGAGTGTGAGATACCTTGTTTCTTTGATCGTGGTTTTGTATCGTTTGATGATGTGAAGCCAATCAGGCAAGAACTTATGAGAGAGCGGGCGGCACAGTACGGTAAGAGAATGCCCAAAGATTGGGAGGATGAAGAAGACGATGATGAGTAATTGGCAAGATAAAATGTTGGCAACTTTTGGAGGTCCTAGAGCAGGATGTAGCAAAGTGAGTGAGGTACAGACGATGGATAATAACGCAAATAAAAACGAAGTAGTAGAAGATGTAGTAAGAGAGCCACAGCATTATCAGCATGGCACATTTGAAGTGATTGACGAAATGTTATTGGTTTTTGGACCTCAGAAGACTTATGATTTCTGTATCCTGAATGCTTGGAAGTATCGGAGCCGTGCACCGTACAAAGGCAATACTGAACAGGATATGGAAAAAGCTGATCGTTATATGCAGATGGCAAAACAGATCATGGACAACAATCTGGATGTCATCCACGAGGTTGGTCTGATCAAAGGTGGCAACTGATGGGTCTGGTATCAGATATCAAGGCAGATGCAAAAGGTAACAGAACAGTCATCCAGAGCACGGAGGGTGCAGCACTTGCATCTATCTTGAACAATATGTTTTATCTGGACAAGGCTCCGGAGATTGAAGCAGAGTTTATTAAGCAAGTTGCTACAAGAGGTCAGGAGACACAAGAGAGAGTTGGCTTGCATGCCAGTGCGATGTTGACAGGTGAGAAGCAATTCTGTTTAAGACAGCAAGTACTCAGCCTGATGTACAAGCAATTACAAGGCGAGCAAGTCAATCCGGACTTGAAAAGGATATTCGAAGAGGGCAATGCAGTACACGAGAAGTGGCAGCGATTGTTCTTGCGAGCAGGTTACAGTGATGTGGATGATCTGGACGTTACTCGGTTTTGGAACAAATACAGGATCAGCTATACACCAGACGTGATCTGTTCGATACCAGAGTTCTTTGAAGGACGGATGGTTGGAGAAATCAAAAGTGTCAATACATTCCAGTTTCAGAAGATGGGCCGTCATCCAAGTGCTTGGAAGCAATGCTACTGGTATTCATACATGTGTATCAAAGCAGCCAAGGCAGATGGAAGTTGGAACGGTATTGACTACACTAAAGGGTTTGTTCTGAATGAAGACAAGAACACTCAGCAATTCAAGGTTGAGGTTTATGACTTCGATGTAGAACAGATCAAGCCATTTGTACAACGGTGTAGAAATATCAAACAGGCATATATCGATGTTAAGAAGACAAACAGGATGGTGGCAAGGCCAAGTGATGCAAAGTCTGCAGATTGTAAACGATGCCATCAATGTCCAATGAGAGCAGCCTGTTGGGAAGGACAAAGGGAAAAGTTATGAATATAATTAAAGCTGGATACGAAATCCTGTCAGACATATCTGCTGGCGGAATAAAAGAGCTACAGCACATTGAACGTATCGGCCGTATCTGTTACAAGTCGGAAGATAAGATCACAGATGATGGCGGGAGTGCAAAGAAGTTTGTTGCTGGTCTGATCAAAAGAGGACACGAAGCAATGTTGGAGCATTCAAGCCTTTCGGTACTGTTCCATGTTGACAGAGGAGTGACCCACGAACTTGTTCGACACAGGATCATGTCATTTGCTCAGGAGAGTACAAGATACTGCAATTACAGTGGAGATAAGTTTGGCAACGAGATAACAGTTGTCAAGCCTTCGTTCTGGCCGGATGGAAGCAAGACACCTGAGTACAT